CCTGAAATACTGGCCGTCAGAAAGCTGCATCGTGTCGAAGGCTGTGCCGGTTGAATACTGCCGTTGCAGAACTCCGTCCACAATCGAAAATTCACCTATGTACTGGGCGCGTTTGAACCAGTTCCGCAAATACTGGCATATTTCAGTCAGCACGTTTCCTCCTCCTCTTTTCTTTCTCGATGATACAAGGCTTTCCAGCGGCCTTGCCATACCCAGCAAGCTCGGAAATCCTTTCTTCAGAAACAGTACCGGAGCGGGGGTACTCGTCCCCCGCTCCATACTTAATTCCGGTTACTCTGTCAGTGAATTCAAATACTGCGATCCACATCACGCAGTAGTGCCGGTAACGACGACGGTGCAGGTATCGGTATAGTCAACGCCGTCAACCGTAATGGTGGCAGTAATCACGGCAGTGCCAGCGGCCACGCCAGTCACAGTGCCGTTGCTTACGGTCGCGACAGCAGAGTTACTGGTGTTCCATGTTACAGTCTTACCGGACGGAGCCGTGGAAGCAGTCAGAGTGAGAGTCCCGCCAGCAGCCACGTTACCGTTGTTCTTGTCAAGGGTGACGGAGGGTTCAAGGGTGATAACCGCAATACCGTCAAGGTACTCGGCCCAAAGAGCCATGCCCATCAGGGCGTAGCTCTCACCGACAGCGTGAGAATAATTCCCTTCCGCATGGAAACCAATGAGATTGGTTTCGCCCTGCACGGTATAGGTCAGCCCCAGCTTCGCGAAGTCGCTGTCACCCGGGTCAATGTAGTACAGGTCGATATTCTCGACAGGTACCGCAATCACCTTGTTCCGGGGGATGTCGGGCGCGGAAAGCAGGAACAGCGTGGAGTAGCCCATGAAGTCCTTGACATAATTCAGCCCGAACGCGGTCTGAACCGTGATGTTCGCGGCACCGAGATACTGATACGCGTCGAGGATGTTGCAGAAACCTACAACATTCGTAACAGTCTTCCGAATGCTTTGGAACTTGGACAGGACTCTCGCTTTTGCCATCGCAAGAGCCATTTGGAAAGTGCTCTCGGTGCCGGTGAGAGTGCCGGTTTTCAGGAAATTATAAAATCTGTTCAGAACGACGTTCTGAAGCTCGTTGAGGAACGCTTCGTCGGTCTTCTGCACCGCGACGGCGGCACCGTATTTCGCGACAGCCTCAATAGAAACCGCCTTCGCGTATTTCTCGATTGTGATATCCCCGTAAGCTACCGGAACAACAGTAGCCTGAGAATAGGGGATCTCCTCGCCTTCGCCCACGTTACCGGGCTGGAGAACGATGCTTGCGGCATTGGAAACGAGCTTCGTGCCGGGGGCCTTGCGGATGGGCCGCATAATGCCCATGATGGTGCGGAGCGCGTCCCAGTTATCCGTAAATACGCTTACGAAATCCTGCTCACGTACCGCCGTGCTGATGTTTGCCTGTTTGGTCAGATTGTCTTTTGCAGCCATGCTTTTCTTCCTTTCTGCTGGTTATGTACCAGCCTGCATCAGTTCTGCGAGTTTCTGTTGACGCGTAGTCGCGTCGTACAGATAGCGTCCGTTGTCATCCTTTTTGTAGATATCTGCACGGCTCAATTTGCCGCCGATGTTTCCGGGAGGCGTTGCCGGGTCGACTCCGTTCTTCTCGGAGTGTTCGATAAAATCGGCCCACTCGGTTTTCGCCTTTTCAGACAGCGAATCGGAATCTACGATTTTTCCTTCCTTGTCCAGTTTGATACCGGAAAGATCGGAAATCCGGAGAATGGAGTCAAGCCGCTTTTCGCTGATACCAGCGGTCTTCAGGAGATCCCGATAAGCCGCAGTCTTTTTCCGCGTGTCTGCCTCTTTTTCCACGTTCGCCTTGTACTCGCTGTATTCCTTTTCCAGTTTGTCGTATTTCGCCTGTAACCCATTCTCACCGCTGTCCGTCGCGGTTTTCAGCGTGTCGCGTTCCTTTGTGACAGCTTTAAGGGTCTTGTCAAGCTCTGCGACCTTGTTGTTCGCCTCATCAAGCTCAGATTTGACACGGCTCAGGGTTTCCTGATGCGCGTTGCAGATCTGCTCTTGCGTTGCGTCTTCCTTGATGCCGAGTGCCTCAAGAAATTTTCTGTCGAGATTCATGCGTTTATTCCTCCAGTCCGTCGGGGAGCAGTCCGTCGCTCCACGGAATAATATATCCCTCAGCAGCGTCCCGCTGAGTTTATACAACCCGATTGCTCGGTTATATAACAAGCCCCCGGCGCAGTCTAATCCACGCCGGGGTGAAAGAGAGGTGTCGTGCGGATTGCGCACGTTTGGCAGGGGAAACAGGGGTCGAACCTGTTCAGCGACAGTCAAAGTGTCGTGTGCTACCGTTACACAATTCCCCTATATGGAGCTGCTGTGGGGACTTGAACCCCAAACCTGCTGTTTACAAAGCAGCGGCTCTACCGATTGAGCTACAACAGCACAAAAGACGCTGCCCATAAAGGCAGCGTCTTCAGGAACCCTTTCTACGCATGGTAGATGGGCAAAAAAAAGACAGCCACGTAGTCCGCAGATCTATGGGATGCGTGTGGCTGGCCTACTAACGGACTTACTCGTCATCCGCTTTCGATCAATACTAAAGTCCCCCGGTGCCGAAGCGATCCGGGAGACTAACTGGTTATGCGTTTTTTAATTGCTGTTCGACGATTCCCTTGTACTCGTCTCTGTAATTTGTGGCCGCGTTCTTCAGAAATCTGTTCGGTGCCATCCTTCGCGTTCCGTCATGAACATAATATGCGTATTCCACGTTCGTTCCTACCCACGCGTCAGCAGCGTATTCGCTGTTGGACTCAGGGGCTTGTCCGGTGTAGGATCCGTGACCGTCTCCGGTGTCAGCCCTGTAAGAGGATGCCGCAGGCGGTGAACCGCTTGTCGCGTGTGTTATGCTGTTCTTCAGCAATCCGGTATCAATACGTTTCGGCGCGTTCCTGAGTTCCACTTTCGCGTGTCCCTCAGCTTGCAACCCGACAGCCTCAGCCGATTTCTTAACCGCCTCCGCAAGAGCCTTCAGAACCTCTTCGGTATGGTCGTTTGTTATAACACTATCGCTCATCTTGTGTTTTTCCGACGCTCCCTATTATCCGCAAGCGATAATTGCCGATATTCGTTGATGTAACTTCCTCTGATCGCGGCCGCTTTCTCTTCCGGAAGCGTAATTGGATTCGGCTTTTCCCGTCTGTCCTGCTTCCATTCCTCATACGACATTCCTTCAATTCCGCTGAAATCCATGCGGTCACCGCTTCTAACATCATACTCGAATCCCTTTACTTGAGGAACCAGCGTACAGCGGCAGTTATAAACAAGATGCGGTGCAGCCGAAGGATCCCCCGGAAACATGATTTCTTCGCGAGAGTCCGGAACGACAAAAGGTTCGTCAATCTCCCGTCTTTGGCCGTCCAGCAGTCGGTGTTCATGCCGGGTGCGCATATCAAGCGTGGCCATCCACACGTTGACCGTCTCAATTCCCATGTCCTGCGCCCGTTTGGACGCGTCGATTCTCCCTGCGTTCTGCGCTCCTGTCATCATGGTTCGCGCGTTCCGTATGGCCGCTTTATGATCCATGTCAGCAACAGATTCAAGTCTCTTCGCTATTTGCGGGACTGATTCGCCCTGGAGAATCCCTTGTGTGATTGCGGATGATATCTTTTGTTTATCCCACCGCAAGGCTTTGTTTTGGACCAATTTTCGCGCCGTTTTACCGGTCGGGGATAAATCGGGTAACAGCTTCGGCTTTTCTCTCATGAGCCGTTCCACGGTCTGCCTGTCGAACAGCGTATAAGAAGTATTTAACTGAGACTGGCTTTCAATCACATAAGTCCCGTAATTGTGGTTGATCGCGTATGCTTCGGGCATATACCCTTTCGCCGTGCTGATCGCGATTTTTCGCGTATTATCGAGATCCTCAGACAGGTCTTTCAGCATTGTTTCCCAGCGTTCGCCAGCGTATACTTGAGACTGTCTCCATGCGATATAGTCCTTCCGGTCAAGAACGCCTTTTTCGACCGCTTCCCTCTTTATGTCATCCTTAATACGAAAGCGGCGCATATAGTCGTTGAACTTGTCCTCGACCTCACGCACCGCCTGTTCGTATTCGGTTTTTATCTCAGCCTCCAGCTTTTCAATCAGACGCTCCGTCTCGATTTCTGCCGGGTCTCTCTTCCTCTTCTTCATCCGTTACGCTCAGAGCCTCAATCTCATTCGCATCGCGTTCCGCAAGCAACTGTTCCAGCCTGTCACCGTCCCCGTAGATGTTGAGAATCTTTTCAATGACATAATCCTCACCGAGATACGGAGCAGCGGCGATAAGCGTCTGAATTTCTTCCTGTCTGTTGACAACGTAGCTCCGGTCGAATCCGGGCCGCTCGTCGATACCGGCCAGCTTCATCAGACCGTAGATGAAGTCAAGAACACAATACTCGAAATCATCAGTCCGCACGTTCTGTCTCTCGTATGCGGCCATGATCTGAGTAGCAGTAACCGCCCCGCTGGATATATCCTCCGGGTTGAGTATCATAGCGTCCTTGTAAAGCTGTTTCTCGATTCTGTCCAGCAGCCGTTCCCTTGCTTCGTATGGGATCTCAACCTGCACCGGAGTAACGGACTGATCTTCGCCGGGAGCCGTAGCCCGAACCGTTTTCAGATTATCAACGAAACGCTGAAGCTCTTCGTCTTCCATCCCTCCGGTTCCGGTAATCAGCCAGTATAACTGAGCATTGTCCAGATCGTCCTCGAAGCCGTTCAGGATAAAATCGTAAGCGTCGATTTTCTCCCGAAGCGGAACCAGCTCGGACTGGTGATACGAATTTGCATACATCGGTACGATGGGCAATCCGTCTACCGGTTCCCCCGGAACGATTTCAACCGTCCCTTCGGCCACGTCCTTCGCGTCCCCTCGGACAATCCAGCTATAAGGCATCTTCCCGATTGTGTAGACTCCGCTTTCCACAAGAGTCCACGGTTCATCGGCATCGCCCGAAGTAAACAGGAATTCCTGACAACCGTCCGGTTCGTACAGAGTAGCGTTCAGCGGCTTGGTTTCGTCTATCCTCCAAAACCGCACTCCTGCGGCAAGTCTGCCGGTTCTTTCGTCCATAATGGGCGCAAATTCGGTCGCGGAAAAGACTTCAATCGTGGAGTCATATTTATAGAACCCGTAGGACACGCCGCCGATAAGAGCCAGTTTCCCCGCCTTCTGCAGCTTTCCGTCGAAGTCCAGCCCGAAATACTCTGTTCCTTGCTTCTTTTCCCATTTTACGCCGTTCCCCATCAGGAACTGTGTAAGCTGGGCCACAAAAACATGAAAGAAGTTGGATGCGCTCCGGTGCTGTGCGCTGTATCTGTCCGGGACAACCTCTCCTGTTACCATCGTAACCATTCGCTGGTAATTCATGATCGTGGTATTTTTACAACGGTCGTATTCCTGAGCGGTTTTCGCTGCCGTATACATATCGGACAGCATATACTGGTTGATTACCTGCCGCGTGAAATCGGCGCGTTCCTTGTCGGATTCCCCGACCTTGAGCATATCTTGGTAAGTTATCAATGTTTATCCCCCACGGAACGGTGATACATATCCGCTCTTCGTTTTTGCGTAGCCGGTCTTGTTCCAAATACGTTCTGTCGCATATCTGACAGCGTCTATATGGTGGTTATTCGCATCCGGATAGCCGTTGATGATCTCGCCGTCTTTCGTTCGTTCGTACTCGTACATGATAAACTCTTCCTTCGTTTTGGGACACCGGACAGGGTCAATCACGATTTCCTTCAGCGTCTGCAGCCATACCATAGACCGTTCAACGCTTCCGGGGCCTTTGATCGCGCCGTAGCACCGGAGACCGTACTTGTTGTAGTCGGCTACGCTCTTCGGTTCCGCGCTGTCCGCTGTGATCCTGTCCTCTTTTGTGATTCCATGCTCAAGTAGCATATCGGCAGTCTCTTTGTTCCCCTGCTTCTTCGCCTCAAGCTCATCGAATATATACAGCGTTTGTCGCGCCGTATCGTAATACATACGGTTGAACGCCCATGGGTCGGGGAAATAGCCCCAGTCTACGCCGTTCAACACCCTGTCGAATGTGTTTATCTGTTCGTCCGTAATCGGCTGAATAGATACGTTTTCAAACACGTCAGAGCCATTCCCGACAGGGATTCCGAGATATTCGTGCTGATATGCGCGTTCGTTCGTTTCCCGGAGATACTCCGCTTCCTGTATGAACTGCTCCCCCAGCCACTCAGCAGGCGCGTCCAAATAGGTGGAACGGTGGCAGAGCCGGTCAGCCCTTGGTTCTTCGGAATCAAGGTTCGCCCAGTTATCACGCGATATCGGCGGGTTGTAGGACTCGAAGTTCCAAAAGACTGGCCCACCTCGCATCGTTGATTGCAGGATGTTCCGGATCTCACCCCGTCCAGCGAACTGGTCTTTTTCCTCGAAATGCGTAATCCCAATGTACCCGAACGGCACCTTGATGGATTTGATCTTCATGGGGTCATCAGCCCCACGGAACATGATCTTCTGTTTTGTCGGTTTGTATATCAGCTCATACGGAGATACACGAGTCTCAAAATACTGTGCAAGCCCCAGCTCCCCAACAGCCCAAATGTATTGTGCGAAAACAGAATCTTTTATAGTCTTCGCAACCTTCCGCAAAACCAGTGCATGGATCCCCGGATGAGATATAAGTAAACACACAACAAACAAAGATACGGCAGAGGACTTCAATGAGCCTCTGCCGCCGCTGAAATCGTAATGCGTGTGATTATGCTGAAATACATCCTTTAATACTTCCTTGTAAGCGGGGCCGATATGCTCTGAGAGATAGACATCAGACATCAATAATCACGGTAACCGGATCCTCCGTCGTTACCTCGGCCTTTTCTCCTGCATACCCAGCAATCAAATCCAACGCAGCCCTGTCCCCTTTTGCCATTTGAATGGCCTGTCGGTATATCGCGAGTTCTGCGAACGTTACTTCCTTGACCGGAATTTTGAAAAACTTTGCAATCGGTTTGAGTTGCGCCTCCGGAAGATCAGGGTGTCCGTAAAGGGCCTCAGTCGCGATATTTTTCAGGCACTTCCGAAGCGGTATGTTTTTCCGCCGTGTCGCGTTTCCCCTCCGTCCGTATTCAGCCGCGTTTTCGCTGGTAAATCTCGTATGGATTCCGATCTCTTTCCCGGCGTTTTTATTGCCGCTCGGCATCGATTGTCCCTCCCCGTTCTGATGATGATATGAGAACAGCTTTTTTCCCTGTGAATTTCTCCCAACGCTCAACGATGACATCACAGTACTTCGGATCCAGCTCACTCAGCGGTAACCGTAGGAACTCTTTCTTCACCATTTCTGCCCCACTCCTGCGCTTGTTATCTCGCGCAATCGTGAATCACTCCTTATCCGTTTAGCAATACCGCCTTTTCGCCGGTCATGTTCTCCCATCGGGCAATAATCACATCGACGTAATGCGGGTCAAGCTCCGCCATATAGCATTTTCTGTTTAACTGTTCACAGGCTATTAGTGTGCTACCACTACCGCCGAAAAAGTCCACAACAATAGAATTTTTGTTACTTGATATTTTCAATTCATTTGCTATTAGCTCAATAGGTTTCGGTGTCGGGTGGTTTCCGTTTTCCTCACTCTTTTTCACTCTGTCATATTGCAAGCATCTTGAATAATTTGCATCTGTTCCATTGTTCCACAATGCGTTTTTTCTAAATAGCAATAAATATTCAATGTCGGGTCTGTGGCTATCGCATATCGGTATTGCGGTTGGCTTTTTCCATATCAGCACATTCCATGAATAACCGCTATTCTTGCACCAATTCAGATAATCGGGTAATAACTCTTTATTGCAAAAAATATATGCGTTCATGTTCCCATTAAATACAATAGGCAATACATTCAAGAAATCGGATGGGTTAAAATCTGCAATAAATTCAATGTCTTTGCCTTGTTTTCTTAAACTCTTTCCAATACTTCCTTTACGGCCGCCCTCTGTCTGCTGATTATACGGCGGGTCTGTGAAAACACAATCAGCCTTTACCCCATCCATAAGCCTATCAATAACCGCGACATCCGTAGAATCTCCACAAATCAAGCGGTGCTGTCCAAGCTGGTAAATGTCGCCCGGTTTCGCTTTTGGTTCAATGGGTACATCCTCGTCGAAGTCATCCTCTTCGGCGGTGGGCGTATCAGATACACCCCCCTGTATATCCTCAAACCCCTCAAACTCCGACATATCGAAGTCCAAATCCAACTCCGCAATCTCCGCCTCCAGCTCGCTGAAATCCCACTCGGCAAAATCTGCGGTCAGGTTGTCGCGGATGCGGTAATCTGCAATTTGCTCCGGCGTCATGTCGTCGGCAATCCACACCTCGACCTCCGTCCAGCCGAGCCGCTTCATAGCCTCGTAGCGCGTATGGCCAGCAATGATAACGCCGTCTTTGTCCACGATGATTCGCGCCCGGTAACCGTTCTTTTGGATGGACTTCATCACCGGCTCAACGGCCTTATCATTGATTCGCGGGTTGCGATCGTATGGGTGGATATCACCCAGTGAAAGCGTTTTCAGGTACATTACGGTCTCCTAAACATTTCAATCTATTATACATTTTAGCACATTGAATTGTTAGATGCGTTAGATTCGTTAGATTTACAATTAAAATACCACCACACAAGCTGTTTACAGGCGTTCCCGGTGCTGCCGTCCCCGATTTCGTCCGCAACGCGCTCCCATGTCGTCTTCTCGCCGTTCGCCGGGGCCATGTAGAACAGGTACACAAGTCTCTGCACCTTATAGTCCGGGATCTCCGAGACGAATCTCTCTATGTCGTGCTTGTGCTTCTTTAACACCGCAATGCGGTTGCGGAACGGCTTAGTGTCATAGTCGTACACG